ATTTTTCATTATTTCCATAAATATCAACGGCTAATCCAAAACCATGATTAGATTTAAATCCTTTAGTAGGATTAGCCGCTAAATTATATTTAGGAGGTCCTATAGTAAAACCACCTAATACCCCAGGTTGACCATTATTCCAAAGTTCCCAAGCAGTCCATTGAGTAAACTCTCTTTTACCTTGTAAATATAATAATCCATCTCCAGGTTCTCCTCCTAATCTATAACCACTTCTAATAACAAAACTTAAACCTTCTTTTTCAGCTATTTGTCTAACTCTATTTATAGATTCAGCTGCTTCTACATAAAGTTTTCCTCTAAAGTTAGCTGCTCCTATTAAAACTTCTTCTGGCATTTGGCTGTTTTTATAAACAGTTCCTGATATAGATTTTTGTGATGGTAGTACAGCCATATTATAAAGTATAATTACGTTCAGAGGTTAAATAATTAGGTGTATCTAAATTTTGTTTTATTTGTTTTAATATTGTTGATGTACCTATAGCTTTAATATTTAAATTTGTAAAAGTAGCGGGGGTATTAGGAGCTACAGGATCTGAAGTAAGTTGTTTTAATTCATCAGTTAATGAGATTAAACTATCAACTAAATTTTTTAATAAATCAACAGTTTTATTACCTAACATCAAAGGTTGTTTAGCTAAAGATTGAGGACCTAAATATATATTATCAGCTCTAACTATAAATTTTCTAGTATCAATATTAACTGATTCTTTTGAGTTTAAATTAATAGATTTAACTGAACTTAATAAAATATGATCTTCCCAAGTATTAAAAACTAATCTTCCTGAATCTAAAATTATTTGAGCTCCACTGTATTGATTAGGAGATACAGGAGGAGTAAATGAAGAATCTTTATAACTAGTGTAATCTTCTCTAGATATATTAATAGGAATTTGTTGAGTACTAGTTAAATAAATAGATGATAAGTCTGTTTTTATATCTTCAATAATAGGAATATACCCTTGATCAGTTATATCATTTCCTGTTTTTGGATCAATTAAAGAACTTCCTTGTCCGTTTCTAATTATAATTATAGGATCTCCATTTGATCCTACATTTGGTGTAGACCAACTATTAGGTATTAAAGAATCACCAGTTGTAATTGTACTTCCAAAACGTATAGAATTACCCCATCTACCTTCATACATAATATCTCCTTCAAAAGGTAATAAAGGATGAATATTTGATTTTTCTTTAAAAGTTTTCCCTAAATTAATAGTTATAGGTTTATCAGAAGGAATATTAACACTTCCAGCCTCAATTTGATTATAATTTTTATTTTGTGAAGGAGAAGTTTCTCTTATATTAAAAGAATAACCATTGTGATGAGGATGATTCCATACATTTATAGGTACAACATAATAATTTTTATATTTAGCAGCTAAAATAGGTGAATTTTCTTCAAAATCTTCAACATTTGATGAAAAAGCAGATAAAATAATAACTATTTCTTGTATAAGAGGAAAATTTTTAATATTTGAAAATAATGGATATGCTATTGGATAATTTTGAGAATTATAATTAGGAAAATCAGCTGAATCAAATTCTATGGCTCCTAAAGCATTCCAATCTCCTAATTCTTTAAATCTTGGATGGGTATCATCTAATACAATACTAATAACTCTAGCTGATGAAATATTTCCTAGATTATTTTTATTTGTACCTGTTAATTGAGGATTAAAACTATTATTTAATCCTGCCCATCCATAATTTAAACTTCTTCCCATTTATTCTTTATTAGAATTTAAATTATCATGGATTTTATTTATTTCTCCTAGTAATTGAGCTTTTTCTTCATCAGAAATAGTAAAACCATCACTACTATTTACATTATCATTATTTAAACAACGTTGTATAATAGTCGCCATTTTGATAAGTTGTTCATCATTTTTAACACCTATTTCAAGATATTCTTTAATTAATGGTACAACTAAAGTAGCATCACCAATATCATCAATTAAAGGTTTTAATTCTTCAATTAAAGCTGATATTTGTTTTTCTTTTTTCTTTTGGTTAGTATATATTTCTTGGAATAAATCTTTAAGTTTTTTATCACCAAAAATATCAGAATCTAAACTACTCATGGGATTATATATATTTATTTGTTATAAATACCCAATTTATTGAAATTTTATATATCCATTTTCTAGATAAAAAATATAGCCGTTTTTATATATTAAATGTAATTTATCAGCTATTTTAGTAATTTTAGGAGTTTTAGCATCTATCATTTCTCTAATGTAAATATAAAGTGCTTTTTTATTAAATACTTCTAAACTATCACGTTTCCTAAATAATTCAAGAATAGCATCAGCTATTTTAGCATCTTGTTCTTTAGGGAAAATCTTAAAAATATTTGAAGTACAATGTTCTACATAAAGATCTGTAAAGAAAGCTATTTTATCATTATGAGATAATTTATCACTAGGAGAATTATTCTCTTCAATAACATAAGAATGTCCACTGTCTTCCTCTAAAGTCATAATAGGTACTGAGCTGACTCTTTTTTTATAATTTTTTTCATTGTATAAAATAAGCCAACGTTTAACTATAGTTCCAAAATATGAGTAAGCTTTAGTACCTTTAGAAGGATCAAATAAATGGATTTTACTAAGTAAAAATGTTATGATTTCATGTTGTAAATCTTCTATATTTTCAACCTCAGTATAATAAAATTTAAAAGTGTGAATTATATTTTGTGTTAATTTAAAGAAAGCATAATGTATTCTTTCATTATAAATTTTACTTTTTTCAGCAGGATCTAAGCTTAAATTGTAAGCAACTATAGCATCTTCAGTATCTTGGGTGAAGTAATTTTTACTCATAAATGTTATTTAACTTTAAAATTATTTAATTGATCCTGGAGGTATTTTAATTGTTGAAAGAAAAATCCTACTTCATCATCACTTTCAAATGAACCTTTACGGTCTACTTCTTTAAGTTTTTTCTCAGAAAATTCAATAGTGTTAGATAAATTAACAATATAATTCTCATATAATTTAATAATGTCTTCACATTTTTCATTCTTCTTTAAGAGATTATAACTAGTATAAGAAAGAAGAACTACAAGAACAGATAATACAGATATAATAGTTATCATAGTTTTAAATATAAAAAGGTCGTAAGAAATTCTTACAACCTTTATTTGTTAATATTATTTTTTAGTCTTTAAAAAAATCATTCATTGCATTTTTTAAACCTTCACTTTTTATATTATTTAAAGCTTTAGTTTTAACAGATGTTTTCTTTGAGGACTTATCCAATGTAGTGACTTTCTTTTGGGTATCCAAGTTTTGATTAAAAAGTTTTGGAAACCATTCACGTTCAAACTCAATTCGAGCAGCCATAAAATCTGCTTGTTGGAGAATAAATATTAATGAAGTACGTGGTTTAGTCTCGGGCATCCAAGTCATTAGATAAGGTTTATTTGCTTCATCATATAAACCATCGTGTAATTTAATAGCTAACATTTCGTTTTTACTATATTCAATTCCATGACTGGTAAGTAAATATAAACCACGATCAGGAACAGACATAAACTCTAAACGATCATTAAATTTATAATCTTCACCTAATTTTTCTTTTCTCCATTGGTCTGTTTGAGGAATATATGATTCATTTTTTTCATCACCCATTTTACCTAAGTCATGATTAAGAGCTGAGAATACTAATTCTTCTGTTGTGTAATTTTGATGTACACCAAACTCATTCCATACTTCATTAAGCCTAAGAGCAGCTTGAATAACACGATTAACATGCTCAATATATCCACCGGGAAAAGCGTTATGATATTCTTTTTTATGAGCGGCAGGCATAAGCATTATACGCTCTGCATATTTCTCATAGAAGTTCTTTAAAGCAATTTTACGTGGTTCTGAAATGTATTTATCAATATAGGATAAAAATTCATTCCAATTATCTTGGATTTGTTCTGCTGTAAGATTCATATTTTATCTGGGAATTGAAGTATTTAATTCTGCTCCTGCAATAGGTTCTGATTCAATATATCCTCTAATTTGGTCAACTTGTTCTCTAAGATTTTCAACTGTTTCATAACAGTTATCTCTATTACCTTGATTAAGGTAAGTAATTAATTTATTTAAATTAGAGTCAATACTGTCTAATTTTCTCAATGTTGCTTCTCTGTTTCTCATAGATTTATTTTTTAGTTTATTCCTTATCCCCCGTTATCCCATTCGGGCTCATTCTTCCGTTTCT